AAAAACAACTTTGGAGAGTTGATATGTTACTACAAATAAACAATAACAGAGAAGCGGTTAACAGCCTAAGACATAATGGTTACGGTGACGCAGACTTTGAGGTTACAAAAAAACCATTATGGTTTCAAGATGACTTTGCAAAGTCTCACTTGTTTCCAAATAAAAAAGGATTAGTCCGTACTGATACTGGGCAAGGTATTGCCGTTGTTAGTGACAGGTACAAAGCATTACAGTTTCCTACTATGATAGATAAAAGTAGAGATATGATAGAGCGTTGTAACTTAGATGCTACTGGTGTTACCGAGCAGATACAAGTATCCCCGAATAGCGGTATGTGTTTAGTTAATTATACTTTACCTGCTAAAGAATACAAAACACCCGATGGAGATACTGGTTGCGTGACAGTTATGGCATTATCTAGTCATGATGGTAAGTGGAAGTTTGAATTAAGCATAGGGTTTAGACAAAGCGCATGTTTGAATGGTCAGATATTTGCTAAGAACCCTGCAAACATTTATCAGTCTAGACATAATGCTACGCTTGATATTGATAGAGCTATTAACTTACTTGGTAAGACTGCTAATGTTATTGAGGATGAGATAGAGCTATGGCATGATTGGCATGGTCAGGAAGTTAGTAACGCTGAGGTACTTAAAACTATTGAGGGTACTGTAGGTGAAGTTAATGATGGTAAGAATAAAAACTTTTTATATATACTTAACAAGTTTGTACATCACTACGCACCGACTATGGGTAAAAATAAATGGGCATTGTATAATGCACTAACTGATTGGTCTACTCACGCTCCAACACGTAGTAAAAATAAAATTACTTTAACCTTCAACAAGGACAGAGCTGAGAAAGTACAAAAGACTTTACAAGATAACTTTATAGTTGCACAAGCAGCTTAACATACAACACCTCCTAAGCATGAGACAGTAAACTGCTTTACTTTTAAGGAGTTAATAATGGGTAAGAAAAATGTATTAGATTGTTTTGTTGAATCATATAAACCTACCGCTGTCTTTAGACAAAAGGTATATAAACTTGTTGGTGGTGATGATGCCTTGACAAAGTATACGGATGAGGATATACTTGTGATGCTTAAAAACATGGCAGATAAACTTAAATATTTAGATAGAGAAATAGAAGCTGGAGCTTTAAAAGCTGAGCAAGAAATAACTCAACGTAACTCAGAGCGTTGGGCATTGGATAACTGTTCTTAACTTAGGAAAATAAAATGATAATAGTAAACGAAGAATACATAAATACTAATGGGACTAACAAGCAAGGAGAGGTTACTAATACCTATTGGAATATTGTTGACTGCTTTGGTGAGCCTACTTATGTTTACACTAGTTTCCGAAACGTTGATTGGGCATCTACTAAAGTTGCATGGTCTTTGGAAATTGATGATGTTGTAGTAACTATCTATGATTGGTTTGTTAAGTCAATTCCCGAGCATAACATGCTATGGATGATAGGTGGTAGAGAACCCAAGGCTGTAGATAAATACAAGGAAGCTATGCGAGAGCATGGTAAACGTAAACTAAATATAGTTAAGCAGCACTTTGGTAGAGACAATGATAAACTTTTAGTATGTTAGGAGCATAGTTAAATGAGTATAAATTATACAATGGAAAATGTAGGGTTTGGTTGGAATTATCATTTAGATGATTACCTTGCTATAGATAAAAAAACTGAAGAAGTAATAGCTGTATCTGGTAACAGTGACTTCACTGCCGAGGAGCTAGGGCTTAGAACTATTGGTAACAATCGCGAGTACTATGTTGTTAAGGTTGTTAATACACATTCAAAAACTAAATGGAAGTAATTAAAATGACGACTGATATATATGACAGAGCATTAGACAATGCTATAGTAAGAGCTGTAGCTGAGGGTAGGTCAGACGATGATGAGTACGTAGATAAATTAGCTGATGAAGAACTAGAAAAACTTATGGAGAATAGCTATGGTTGATGACATAGATAGTTTAGTAAATATATCTAGAGAAATATTTATAGAAGATTGCTGGGCTAAGATATTTGCGATGCATATTATGTGTCCTTGTCCTGACCCCCAAGTAAAAAGATTATTTATAAACTTTGTAATCGGAAGATGTAATTATAAAAATGTTGATAAAATTACAGAGCAGTTTGTATTTGATTGCTTTCCTATGTTTATAAATTATAAGTGTCTTGGTAACAAGGTGCTTGACACCGAGGTGGATTCGTGCTAGACTCCCCTCTCAAACTGAAGAAAACCAAAGGAGAAATTATATATGGTTTATGAAGGCATTGCTTATTGGGCATCTATTACTACACCTAACACTAGGTTTGAGCCAAAGTATTCTGTCGATTTAGTTCTTGATAAAGATACGGCACAAGACTTAAAAGAGAAAGGCTTTAGTGTTAAGTTTGATAAAGAAGAAGGCCCGACTATAAGTATAAAGCGTAATGTAAATGGCCCTAATGGTATGGTGCGTAAAGCTCCTAAGCTACTGGACAAAGACAAGAATGAACTTGATTGCCTTGTTGGTAATGGTTCTAAGGTTAAAGTTCAGTGCAAGCCGTGGGAAATAAACCGTAATGGTCAAGCGTTCAAAGGTCTTGAGCTACAGGCAGTACAGGTAATAGACCTAGTACAGTATAGCTCAGGAGACGGCGATGAGTTTGATGCGATTACAGATTTAGAAACTGAGGTGGATGAATTATGAGTGAAGGTAATATAACATACGTACTTGATGATGTATCTTATGAAGCAGATAAGTTTAGTGATGAAGGTAAAATAGTATTTGCTAGACTTGTTGAAGTGCAGCAAGATATTCAAAATCTTACTAGAAAGATAGAGATATTACAAGCTGCTGCTATAACATTAAACGTAAAAATAAAAGACCAACTATCGGAGGAAATGAAAACTACTTTAGGAGATGTAGCAGAAGCGTCTTAACTGAATGACCTTGGCAAGTCGGTAAACTGCCTTTACTTTATAGGAGATTAGACGATGGCTTTTGTTAAGTACCATCAACCATGTTATCTATGTGACTCCAGCGATGCAGTATCCGTCAATGATGATGGTAGTGCATACTGCTTTAGTTGCGATAAGCGAATACCAAACTACGAAGTAAAGGAAGGAGTAAATAAAAATATTGTACAGGAAATAAAAGTGCATAGAACAAACTCAGTAAATGAAATTGAAGGAGAGTTCTTAGCTCTTAATGATAGAGGTATTTCTCTAGCGACTGCTAAGAAATATAATGTTAAATCAACTACAAACCAGAACGGTGATGTAGTCCAACACTTCTACCCATACTGCATAGCTTCAGAAGTTACAAGCTATAAGGTTAGGGGTGAAGGCAAACACTTTACATGGCGTGGTAGCTCTCAAGGTACTGGTCTGTTTGGTGAATCCGCTTTCAAAGATAGCGGTAAGTTTATTACATTAGTCGAAGGTGAATGTGATGCGATGGCAGCGTATGAATTACTAGGTTCTAAGTGGCCTGTAGTCAGCGTTAAGTCAGGTGCAGCAGGAGCAGCTAGAGATGTTAAAAATTCACTGGAGTTCCTAGAAAAGTTTGACTGTGTAGTAATTAACTTTGACAATGATAAAGCAGGGCGTGAGGGTGCAAAGGCTGTAGCTAGATTACTAACACCTAGCAAGGCTAAGATACTTACAATGCCAGATGACTTTAAAGATGCTAACGAAATGCTCAGAGCTAAACGGGCACAAGCCTATGTAGATGCTTGGTGGGGTGCGAAGTTATATACACCATCAGGAGTTCTTAATATATCTGAACAGAAGTTAGACTTTAATAATCGTGAGCAACGTGAGAGCATACCCTACCCTTGGGTTGGTCTTAATAAAAAACTATACGGAATGAGGCGAGGTGAGCTTGTGACACTGACAGGTGGTACAGGGCTTGGTAAGTCTAGTATTACCCGTGAGTTAGAACACTGGTTAATCACTCACACCAAGGACAACGTAGGTATCATAGCATTAGAGGAAGATTGGAGACGTACTGTTGACGGTATACTTTCAATCGAAGCTAACGCTAGACTTTATATTGACCAAGAGCGTGAGCAGTTTTCAGAAGATGACCTTAATAAATACTTTGATAATATTTATGGCGGTGAAAATAAAGATAGAGTGTGGATACATAGTCACTTTGGCATTACTAACATTGATGAAATATTTAGTAAGTTAAGATTTTTAATTGTTGGTTGTGGTTGTAAGTGGGTATTCGTAGACCACCTGCACATGCTTGTTAGCTCTATGTCGGAAGGCGATGAGCGCAGGGCTATAGATAATATTATGACTAGGCTCAGAAGTATTGTTGAGGAGACAGGTGTAGGGCTAGTACTTGTTAGTCACTTACGTAGAGTAGATGGTAATCGAGGACATGAGAATGGTATCTCGGTAAGCCTATCACACTTACGTGGCTCGCAAAGTATTGCTCAGTTATCCGATTGCGTTATAGCTTTAGAGCGTGACCAGCAATCCGATGACCCCGAAGAAGCTAACACCACACACATGAGGGTACTTAAATCTAGGTACACTGGTGATGTAGGTATGGGTACACACTTGCTTTATGACAGAGAAACTGGTAGACTTCGGGAGACATTCATTGATGATGATAACGAGGTAGATGAGTTATGAAATCTTTAGTATTCGATATTGAAACTGACGGGTTACAGCCTACAAAAGTTTACTGTATGTCTGTTCTCGATGTTGAAACTCAAGAGCAGTTTAATTTTAATCCAAAGAAACTAAGTGAAGGAGTTAAGTTATTACAAAAAGCAGATAAGTTAATTGGTCATAACATTATTGGGTTTGATATACCCGTTGTTAAAAGATTAATGAACATTGATTTATCAAACAAAAAGTTAGTTGATACACTAGTACTTTCTAGATTGTTTAATCCAGTACGAGCATCGCACAGTTTACAAGCTTGGGGATACAAGTTACAGTTTCCTAAGATAGAGTTCGATGACTACACTAGATACTCAGAAGAAATGATGAAGTACTGCGCTCAGGATGTATTCTTAAACTATAAAGTTTATGAAGAACTTAAACGTGAGAGTAGGGGATTTACTGGTGAGAGTGTTAATGTTGAGATGGATACTTATAAAATTACCACAGCTCAAAGAGACTATGGCTTTATGTTAGATAAAGATAAAGCTAATAAGTTATTGGAGGAACTGACCAGTGAGCTTAACAACACTCAAAAGGTTGTGCATAAAACATTTACTCCTAAGATAAATGAAAGGGTAATTTACCCACAGCATACACACGATGGGATGTTACGTAAGTTAGGTATAGATAAAGATGGCAAGCAAGCTAGACTGTCTGATGAGGAGTATAATATATTTAAAGATTGTACTGCTAAAGAGATTGTACGAACTGCAAAGGAAGAATTTAATTTAAGTTCTCGACAGCAAATAGGTACATACTTACAG